TTAGTTAATTTTCGTTTCTTTTCGTCCAGTGGACCATACAAATCATTCATTTTTAGACATTTCCAAAGCTTTCTCCAATAAATAGATCGGAATTTCACTATTGGTAATGTCTTTTATCTCATTGATCGTCGCCCACCTATAATCATCGTGTTCAACCTGACCGGTTTTTGGATTAGGAATGTTAATATCAACGTCCCCCGACCATTTTCTAGTTAAAAAATAATATTTTTTTGGCTTAGCTTCTCCCAAATAAATCAAATTTTCTACAAGACAGACTAAATCAGTCTCTTCCTCAAGCTCTCGGCTGGCCCCATATTCAATAGAACTGTCACTCTCGTCTATGTGACCACCTGGGATAGTCCACATGCCGGCTCGCTCATCAATATTTGAACGTCTGATAATAAGAAACCGTTGCTTATCATCAAGACAAGCAACGATCCCCACTTCTTTTAATTCATCTTCTGTTAAAAAGGCTTTCCAAGTCATGGCTTATCTACACGCTCTCGGCTTTTCGGACAACCCATTACATAAAGTACTCAAAGCAAGATCTATATTTAGATTTTGTATCGGAGAAACCCAAATCATATTTTCCTGCACCTGTGGTATACCTGCTGGGCGCTCAATGTCAACTGCCCAAAGCACTCCTATAATTTTACCCTCATCATCATATATAACTGATCCGCTACAACCAAACCAACCATATGTCTGTAGGATAATTTGTCGTCCTGCTTCTGGGTGAGTCTCGAAACCCGCGACATGTCCTCTAAAACTTAAAAGACTGTGCCAACTTGGATATCCAGAATATGCTATTGTTTGTCCAACATCTATTAATTCAGTTCGTGGTCTCCAACGCATAGCATTAGAATGGTCAAACTCGCTTGGCAAATATAATAAAGACATATCATGTAAAGGATCCTTATATATTAATACTGCCATTCTGCGTTCGGTCTCTGAGGTAATTAAATACGCGCCTCCAATTTCGCCATCTGCCACGTGGTGAGCGGTCAAGACCAGATGCAGACCCTTATAATTAATAAGTCCGCCGGTACCATGGCCTCTACCTGAAACTACTCTAACCGAGGCATTTCTAACTCTTCTTTCGTTTGCACTAAGCGAATTGCTTATTTGTGTTGTTACATTGGGGTTAACAGTTTGTGCCGGTACCGGTGTTGCCGCTGCAGCAGTAGGCAGCAATAATGTCAATACACATAGTAATACTTTTTTCATTTTTGGTTCTCTCCTTTAAAAACTAAGAATCGAGTACCCAATAGCATAATATTAATGATTGATAAAAAAGCTAAACCAACCGAGCCATAAACAATACCGACAATAAAGATTCCAATATTTACGCCAATGGCAGCGTGACAAAGCGATGTAATTATTTTTTGCAAGAGAGTCCCTCGTTAATAATTAGGGACGCGCTTTGCAATTTGAAATTATTTCCACTCCGGACGCCAATAATGGAATTACTTCTTTTGTTTTTAATAGGTATACTGCAACTTCGGGAAACATCTTCGTTTGGATCCAATTACCTGTCGGTCTGTTGACTATCAAATCACTATTAACAACGACGCCATATATTGGATGACGTGCTCCTTGCGGATCCGGGATATAGTAATCTCTTTTAACTCTAACTAAATCACCTATTTGCGGCGGTACTAAGACGCAGCTATCTTCTCTTTCATCCAAGCGATTGCCTCCCTATGAGTTTTAAAGCGCTCAGAGAGACTTTGAACAAACTTATTTGTCCCGGACTCTAGTGCAGCCCACTGCCAATTCCAGCCGGTTTCTTTAGCATATATAAGTCCGCCACCAAGGCTCCTCTTCGTTATAATCTTCTTTTCTCTGATTATTGATGACAATACTGCATTTCTGGCCAAACTAAACTGTTCTTCCGCGGATACCTCGATCCGGTCTTGGTCGGCAGAAGCATCAACAACCCTAAACTCGAATTTTTTTATTCTTTCACCGTATTTTTTAACTAAGCTTTCAAACTCAAGTTGATTAAATTGTTCAACTGCTCCTGGGTGATCTCCGTCGTGTGTAAAAGTGTGCAGTGGCGCTTTTGCCCTCTTGCCACTTTTAAATAATTTATAAACATTCCAATTAGAACTCATGGTTCCCTCCGTTTGCTGGATAAAGTGTTAGCATACCAACAACAATTGAAAGTTTCATTCCTTCTTCTTCAATTATTGTCGACATGGGGACATTTGTAGGATCTTCTGCGTAACGGTCAATATTCTTTATCCACTTTACGTGCCAAAAATACATGTCATCATATATCATATCGATACGCCTTTCACGCTCGATTAATAATGCTACGAACCCAGTAGTTTCATCAACTATTAAATCTCCTACTTTTAATATAACACCTTTTAGCGCAGATTGCAAGTCCATAATACAATTAATTCCGTTTTTCTACTCTAAAGGTGCCAGTCCTAATTAAATTACATAAACCTTCTTCAGTGTACGGTTGATATCGAGTTCTAATGACTTTGATGCTTGGATTTGAGCCAGTCCAATATATCTCCCAAGCCCACAGGTTGATCTCTAATCCTTCGCCTGGTCCTTGTAATTCGTCGGATAAACTGTATCTATCCACCAACAACCCAATGTCACCGGTGGCTACATCGACGACGATGTCACCAATTTCTAAATTAATGTCCACATAAGTAAGTAGGGGATATTACTATCGAATGGACTGTCTAATCTCTTGAGCGCGGATGCAGGCTAAAATATGGTCCTCAATTGATCGATCAGGCGACAGATCCGTATTAATTACACACACATTATTTGGCAGAATCAACGCCGGAATAGGGGAACGGTCGACCACGGGCTCATCCGCAATTGCCGGTGCAGCACCAGCATACGACGGTCGATTGTAGGTTGGCGCCGCCTCACGTTGATTTATTCGCGCCAAATTTTCATCGCCATTTTTTTCTTCGGTAGAATTTTCCGTGTTGGTGTCAACCGCATGTGAAGCCACAGTGTTATCCGCACTAGCAGCCCAAACACCGCATGCAGACAGTACAAAAATTGCTATCAGATATTTCATCACTTCTCTCCGCGTCTTAAAGCGCAATAATTAGTCCGTTTATTTGTTAATAACCATATAATGACCGGTGTTTTCCCACCGGACCCAAACACCTTTACCGAGTTTTGGATAATTGACGTACATCATGCCGGTTTGTTCGTCGATTTGCATAACAAACCCTAGAGACCGGTCACGTCTATACGAATCTTTAATCCAAGACCCGGCGGTGGCCCATGAAATGTTGTGTCTATTGTCGGGTATCAATTTAAACCTTAATTCGATCGATAATATATGGATGATGGAAAGAAAGGTCTTTGTACAATTTTTTGATGACCTTCTTAGCAATCTCACCGATGTCTGCTTTGGTGTCTTTAGATTTAAGTGCAGTCGCAAGCTCATCCGCAAGCAGCTTTTTCAACTCACGCTTAATACGTTTATCTAACTCCGTACCGATTAATTTCTTGATATCGGATTTATCAGTTGAAGATAGCGCTTCGTTAATAGTAACGACGATGTATTGTTTGGAAACTTGCATACTGTAAATAGTCTATATTATACATTATACACCAGTTCGAGGTGATTTGCAACATGATTCGACGCAATTTCGTCTTTAAGCCAATATACGCTGTACGTGTGATAGATATTATCATCCACCCTAACCACAATACCCACACGCTTATACTCCACATATGGCGCATCCCTGGTATATCCATATGGATTGCCATGATAACCGTGACCGACGTAGTATACCAAGTCACCAACAATGAAGTCCATATGGGCGTTACGTCCCATGGCGTATACCAGCGTTATCGCCCCATGAGCGCTTTATCCGCTTTTTCCACCAACAGCAGGTGATCACCATTGAACAATCCCTTTGTAAACTTACTAATAACTAACGGGTGGTTAGTCCATACAACTAAGTACTCACAATTGGCAAACGTTTCTACAATGATGCCCACGTATCTACCAAAGTCTGGCGCTGTTCTAGCTATGCTAAACCGGAATTCTGGTGCTAGGGTTACCAAATCTCCTAACTCGAAGCTTCGCCGCGTACCGCGCGCCCAACGCGGCTTCTGAAATGTGCTTATAGAACCACTATAAGCCTGTCCACCAACTACTGGTGGATCAGCTTCCCTCTTACTGCCCATATATTATATAGGGCCGTAATAGTATATCTCCACTTTTCCGTCGGGGCGCCTCTCACATAATCCTTCCCAATCGCACGTGTCTATTCTTCTGCTATCTCCGGGTTTGAACATGCGGGTTGCACTTGGGCTGTTCTCACAATACGCATACCCGCGTCCGGTATATCCACACGACCATCTGATATTGCCGTCACACATAGGGCATACCCAAACAGTGTGGTCTGGTACAAATACCGTCTCGTTCTTTCTAGATCCTCCACCCATGTAGTATATATGCGGTATAATCCCAAAATTTTTAGGGGCGTTTTTTTAAAAGTCATAATCTCGCATTTTTTAAAAAATGCGATCGCATTTTTTGGTCGTAGCGATCGAAGCGATCGCATTTTTTGGTCGTAGCGATCGAAGCGATCGCATTTTTTGGTCGTAGCGATCGAACGGGCTAAGCCTCAGCCGCACACCGTCAATCGACCGAGACATACATTCGGGGTAGGGGGGAGGAGGGGGCCCCTTTGACACTTTTAACATGTTCTTGACAATGATTAAATGTATGTCAAAATACTGTCAAACACATGTGATTGTCAAATATATGTCAAGAATCAGTCAGCATGTATGTTATCTCTAGCTAAGGTAACTGTATACTGTAGTATGTATACATATAAGCATGCACTAACTACTCCCCAATAAGCTACGTTGAACGCCGCTTCTGACGGTCTATCAGCTTTTAATATTATTATTTGTTTGACTCTCGACAATAAACCGCGAGCATATCGACGGCGACTCATTCATGCACCGTGTCTTCTTGTACTGACTCTGTGACGGTCATGCGCGCAGCGGTGGCCATGGCTTCAAGCGCAGGCAAGCACGCGGCATACGTATCTTCGTCGGTGAACGTCGCAACTTGTTCGGAATGCGATGAACTCTCGAAATAAACTACTACCATAATCCTCTCCCTTTAAGGCGAACCCTAATCAAAACGCTAGACGCAAAGCCTGCGCGCAAAACACGCAAGTCGCAGAATAACACATTTAATACGTTTAATATATTAAATCAGCCCGCAGCCACCATTAAATCTGCCAGTGATGCGGCAACGTACATGATGATAAAGGCGGTTACAAGCGCAATACCAGCGAGTGCGTCGATTACTTTGTCTTTGGTTGAATACATTTAATATCCTATGATAATAGTATAACACATGTGAGGGCCACATGCAAGCCGTTTGTAAAAAGAATGTTAAAAAGAATATGTCAAAAGAATGCTAAAAGAGTGCCCACCGCATGCTGTCAAAATGCTGTCAAATGTGGGGGCATGCAGCGGCATGTCAAAAGAATGTCAAAATAAATGTGCTTGACACTGTGTGTGCGTATAGGTATAAAGCCCCACCGCACTCAGAACACATTTATAATACATTATATAAACACATGCAACCACAACACCCCACAACTAACCACTTTGATCCACCACTATACACAGTGTCTATTATGTGCTATAACACATATACTAAACACTTTGAATAGCTGAACCCACATGAGACATAACAGTGTTAGCAACATTTACTACCTCTGGAACCCATGATTGTCTGTTCTCATACAGATATACAATACCTGCAATGATTAAAATATTATGTATAAGTCTCGCCATTATTTCACCTTCCTTGCTTTCATGATGGCACGCTCTTCAGCGTAGAATGTTTCGGCTTTGCCGATGGGTAAAAGTTTATAGATCTTTGCGCCTTTAGCTGCTGTCACGATCGGTGACGCATTAACTGCAACAACAATGCAGGGCTTGCCGCCGCACGCTTGCTTAACTGCATAGTTACCAGCGCGAGGCAAAACGTAGGAACCAACTGCATATTTCGGCTCTGCCTTATGTTCCGCTAATACTTTAATAGCGTATTTGTTTTTAGTCATCTTGTTAAACTCTGAGAGCGTAGGAATAAAATCATTATCCTCGATGATCTTCTCTGATAGAGCGCGGAAATATCCAGACGGGCGGTAATAGTTGGCGCACACGATCATATCATCGCGCATGCCATCTTTATTTGTTTTATAATCGGCAACAAATGTCTGTCGCGCGGTCATAGCTTCATCATTGTGCTCGCTCTCGATCTTGCCCAACATCTCAAGTTGCTTGTGCGATAGCTCGCGGCCGCCCATGATCTGACCTTGCAGGGAGTTGATGAATCCACGAGCCCATGAGGACTCTTCTGTGCGCTCACAGACGGCGTTAAGGCGCTCAAGCATAGTTGCACCCTTCTCGGCGTTCGCAGCCACGTTAGCGGGGCTATAACGCTCTTCTAGGGTCTTCACCCAGCCTACACGACCAGAGGTTAGTGAGCCTTTGCGCTCGTAATAGCCCAAGAGACTCTCAGCAAAACTCTTATCGCGCGCAGCGATTGCAGGGTTGTCAATGAGGTCTTGAAGGCGGTGACGATAAGTGCGACGAGCCATAATATTCTCCTAAGCTGAATACTCTATAAGTATACCAGAAAAGCGGGTAAAGGTCAATAGGTTTAGTGTAAAGTGAATGTTAAGAGTTGTTTTCTTTCTCTCTACTCTCCGCATCCAACTCAGCCAGATCTTTAGCTACATCAGCAACGGTCATCTTGCGGGTCTTAAGGCGCTTGTTCGACTCGCGGTTGAGCATGCCCCAGCGACGTGAGCCTTCAGGGTGCTCACATAGGTGCAGGTGCGGAATACCGAGCGTTGTGTACCTTCTGAGGCTGTTCTTAGCCGCCGCGAGGGTGTCAGGCTTGGTAATCACCGACTCATAGCCTGTAACACGCCCTTCGGGTGTGAGTTCAACGGTGGTCTGGCTTACGTAATACTTCATCATGGCATAACTCCTTACTTGTTATACTAACATTATACAGGAAAAACGAGGTAAAGTCAACAACTAAGTTGTCAACTAAATGTCAAGGACTATTGATCGATGGCGATGATGCGCTCATTGGTCTGGAAGTAGGGGCGCGCCGCCATGGCCTGAGTGGTCATCCACATGCGTTGGCACTTGCTAGATACGGGCTTTGGGGCGCACAGGTCAGTCAAGACGATGTGACCGTCAAACTTGTGCTTATTGACGTACTTGGTTGGAGCATCGAAGCATGTACCGCCAGTCAGAACGCGCTCGGTCTTGCGGCTAGCGCCCTTCTTCCAAGTATAAACCTTGTCCTCGGCAACCTCGGTGTCGAATGGGATCACAGTGAACTCAGCGATCTCCGCGAGCTTGTTAAGCTCAGAAAAGAAGGCGGCGAGCATCTGATCGTCAACAGAACCAGACTGATCGATAGAGATGGCGATCTTAGCTTGGCGACGTACGCGCTTACCCGCATGGATGCGAGGGAATCGCTTGTTAAGGCGTCGAGGCGTTGAGGTCTTATCGGCGCGCTGGCTTGTCTTGACGAAGTATCGAAGAACTTTACGCCAGTCAACCTTAGTCTGGATGCGGTCTAGAATGTCTGAGCGCATACCTTGAGACACAGAGCCCCAGTTACGGGACTTCTCAGCCTCTTCTGCTGCCTTCTTAACGGCTTCCTTCAATCGCTCCTTGGCAATCTCTTGAGTGGTCGCATCGCCCTCCCCAAACTCATCGTGCGAGTCGAAACTATCAGCGCCACCGAATGGATCACTTGAGCCCTGCCCGCTGCCCTCACCGGGCTCGCCCTCGCCTTCACCCTCATTTGACTCATCCTCATTCTGATCTTGCATATCTTTAAGAGCGGCAAGATACCACTCGTAAGACTTGCCAGCGGGCAAGTGAGCAAATGGGCCTTCGCCGGGGAAAACGCCCTTCATACCTTGACCATCGTGCATGATAGGGCCAGGATCGGCTTCACACGGGAGCTTGCCAGCCATCTCAGGCAAGCCGTTGATAGCCAGATCCATCGCAATGTTATCGATGCGTTGCAAGCCATCGGCAGGCTTACGACCAGTCACATGCTCAAGGATGATGTGATAGAACTCGTGCATCAACACACCAAGCTGATGTTCTGGCTTTAGCTGACCCATGAAGTCAGGATTATAAAGCAACTCAAACTGGGCAGTGTGCGGGTTGACGCGGACGCCAGCGGTCGGAACAGACTTGCTTGCGGTCTTGTCGATGCGACGAGACAGAGCAGCAAAGAACGGCTCGCGCATAAGCAGGCGAGCGGTGTGCATGTTGAGATTGAAGGGTTTTTTAGCGTCGTCGGTCATAGTGTTCTCCTGATTACCTATACAGTATACCATAGAAAAGGGGGATAAGTCAATGATTAAGTTGTCAAGAGAGTGTCAAGGGATGGGAGCATCAAAGTTTGCATGGATCATGGTATCGGGATACCACTTATGGGTGCCAGCAACGCCGTCAAATAGCCTGTACTGGCGTCTGAAGGTATCAGTCCGCCCCCAGTCCCTATCGGGAGTTTGCGCCACCTCAACGACCAGACAGGGGCGCGAATCGCGCACCCTGATTAGTAGGTCGCCCACTTTGAACTTGCGAGACACTATTGGTTTCCTCCGAGGATCTCGACAAGGTGATCCGACACACGGCGACCGTCGGCGGTCTGAGTCTTGTGGAGCGCGATAGTGTTCTCGATGTTATCAGAATCACCGATCACTGTCCAGAGCTTCATGGCCACCTCAGATGGCAGGGTCACGAAGTACTCGGCGACGTTCGCAATCTGGCTCTCGGTCAAAGGCTCGGCGAAGGTCTTGGAAGCCTCGAACTTCTCGATCATTGCAGCGTGGTCATTGATGCCCCACTGAGTGGTCTTGTCGATCTCACCGTTGTCAATGAGGTCTTCAATGGTCACTTGCCACTCGTACTTTTCAACGAAGTCGCGAAGAGCAACAGCACCCTCGAAGCCCACGAACGCAGTCGCAAGGTTGAAGAGCATATCCCGATCACCTTCTTCACCGAAAACACCGATAGGAGCCACAGTATCGTTGAAACGCTTCCAGCTACGGCGAGAAGGATAAACCTTGTTAGGCTCGAACTCACCGAGATGCTCAAGGTGGTTACGGTTATGGTTAATAAAGTCCCAGAGGATACCATCAACATTGTCCTGCGCCCACTTGAGCCAGTCTTCAGTAGAAGGCTCGACATCGAACACAGTCCAGCGGTCAAGCTCGGCAGGATCCATCTCGCCAACTTGGTATTGAGCGCCATGCTCGCCACCGTTGACAGCAGCAACGATCAAGGTATCAGCGTGCAGATGCCAGCCGTTGATCTTGCGGCTGTCAGTCAACTCGAAGAGCCCTTGACGGACTTCCTGAGTGGCGCGGTCGACCTCATCGAGGAAAAGTACCACTGGCTGCTCACAAGCCGTTACAAGCCAATCTGGAGCGTTCCACGTGGTAGCCTTGCGACCGTTGATCTCGGTGTCTGCCGTGTCAGGCAGACCGAGAAGATCACCCTCGGTCATCTGAGACGCACGGCGCTCGATGACAGGGAGATTGCGGGACTCCGCGATCTGATAGACCACTTGAGATTTACCGACACCATGACGACCGCGCAACAGCACGGGCAACTTGGCGTTAAGGATATGAGGGACGACGGACGTGAAGGTTGCGAAATCTACAGACATGATTTTCTCCGAGTGGGTTTTTTCTCTAACTTACTTAGTAAGTATACCATAAATGGCGGTAAAGGTCAACAGGTTTGTTGTAAAGTAAATGTCAAGGACTAATCAAGATGCTCGACGCAGCAGGTGCTTTCGTCGCCGACGTTGTTGATAGGGGCACCGTAGAAGTCCTCATCTTCTTCGATCTCGTCTACAAGTTGTTGTTGGAACTCAATCAAGCGATCAAGTAAATCCGAGGCGTCTGCGTTGCCAGCAGTGATATCAAAAGTCAGGCGGTATGTCATAGTCTTCTTTCCTTGTTTGGTATAACCATTATACCATTAAAAGTGGGGGGTTGTCAACAACTAAGTTGTCAAGTGAATGTCAAGTCGCCAACTCAAGGTCGCGCTCTGGGTAAGATGGCCAGCCGCCATAGCTGTTCGGGCGTTCTCCAGTCCAAGCCACACGTGGCCAGCCTGTACTCTCCATGACCAGACCAACCTTACCAGCGTAGCCTTGACGAATGGCGCGCTTGTTTGACTTGCCGCGCACAAGGTCACCAGCGGTGAACTTAGGCGGTGATGGCAACAGGCTCTCGCAGACCTGTGAGATGTTGTCGCGGAACGAGCCTGCGTGATAGTCAGTGTAGAGATCGGAAACGTCGTTAACGTGGCGAACGTGGAACAAGCAAGCATCGCCATCAAGCGCGCCAGCTTCCCAACCATGCATACCGTTGACCGAGAACGATCCTTCATAACCTTCATGGCGGAACTTCCACTTATAATCACCGTTTTTCGTTGGGGCGCTGATAGTGATATCAATACCTCTCTTCTTGAAGTGGGACTTGACTTTTTTGATTGCGTTGCGAACTTTCATACATATCTCCTTACTTGATATGCTATATTATACACTAAAAACGGGGGTAAGTCAACAACTAAGTTGTCAAGAGAATGTCAGGTAAATGTAGCGGCTTTGGTCTTACTATTCAGACCCGCGTATTCCAGAGCGCCGCGCTCTCCGTAGTGTTTTCTGCCGTTTGCAACCGTCAGTTACCCGATGCATCGGGCTAGCGTCAACACACGCTAAAATGTTATCAAGAAGGGTTCAAGAGTTTAATGAAGTTTCGGCTGTGAATGCGAGGATCTGAGGCTCCGAAACCACACCATAGGATCTTGATGTTCCCATTAGCTTTATACTTGCCCATTTCGACAACGATTCCGATCTGGCTTTCTTTCTTAGCATGGCACACCAGATCACCGACTTGCACTGACCACCTCCAGCTTATCACTCCTGAAAGACTCGCCAGTGTGGAGATATATCCACGGATGATCGCCATCGATGATGCGCGCGACGAGCGCAACGGTTCCATCATACTTGATTCTTACTAAATCACCGACTTGCACTTAAAACCTCCACATCCATCGGGTCAGCAAGCTGTTCACGCCCAACGCCCAACTTAATCCGCCAATAATAAGAACCGCCTGTAAAATCGTAAGTCCCCACGATTATCCCCACCACTTCTTGCCCTAGCTTCTTTTTAACTCTCACTAAATCACCCACTTTCACTAACTACCTCCAAAAATATATGCCTCACAGATCGTTCCTCTCCGGTATCGGGCCATAGCACATACGCAGTATTATACATTTCACGTAGTCCTTCATCGCGATAGCGAGTGACAATACCTACACTCTTCGGATGGGTTTTATCCACGTGTGGATGGTCGTTTATTTTTACCAAATCACCGACTTTCATCATTTTGCACTCTCCCTCTTTACGCGCGAATCTTCAATCATCTTCTCAATCCAAGGGCCACCAAACTCTGCGGCATACTGATCGCGGAGCACCAGCAGCTTCTCACCGTCCTTAGTTTCGTTCTTCAGCTTGTAGCCGGGGATCACAAACTCAGTGCCTACTGGCGCGCCTAGGAAGCATTCACACACAGCGTATGGTACGGACTTCCAGCGGCTTTTGTTTTCGCCTGTTGCCTTATCTTTCCAAGTGCGGCGAAAACGGCGAAACTGCATATCGACAACGCGAGCTTGAATGTTGCTGCCACCTTGGTTTGGAATGATTACTAGGTCGTCTGTCTTGAGATAGGCCATGTTTGCCCTCCTTTGCTTGATTACCTATACAGTATACCATAGAAAAGTGGTGATTGTCAATAGAATAGTTGTCAAGAGAATGTCAACGAGATAAATCTACGCCGTTCTTTAGATCTTTCATATACTTGTCGCGCGCCTCATTGGATGTGTGACGGCTAATCGAAAAGGATCCTGATTCTTCGTTGGCTGTACCTGTGTACTTCACGGCTGTCTCTGTGCCAAGCTCTTCAACGCAATCAGCGCACTCGTTAATCTTGCCGCCAGCGGCGCGTTTAAGATGTCCATCGAGATCAAAAAGATCGTTACAGTGTTTACATGTTTTCATATTCATAATAGTTTAACTCCTTACCAGTCAATGGGATCATTTGAAATAAATGCGGTGACTGTTCCCCTCATCAACCGCTCCTCTTGATACTCTTTCGCAGCAGTGATCGAACGCTCGCGCTGTAACTCTCTAGCTCGCGCGCCAATGTCAAAGAAGTCATCCTCTGAAACCTGATACGTACTGCCTTCGAGGGTCGCCGTGTCCTCCTCGCTATCTTCTTCTGGCCAGCCCCACTGATCAGCGTTGCGATCCCATTGCCCGCGTAGTTCAGCGGCTAGATCAAGAAAGTCCATGCCTGCCGTCGTTCGCTGATCTCCTGAAGCATGTGCAGCCACTTCGAGCGCGAACACAATCGCCTCAAGATCTTTAGAGTCGAGCTTAATCATTCGCCAGTCTGTCATCGTCATATAGTACCTCCTAAGTACAAGTGTATTATCTCACATTTAAGCGAGAAAGTCAATAAGTTTATTGTAAAGTAAATGTCAAGCCCACGGGGGTCGCTGTTCTCACCGCGTGCTCCCACTCGCCAGTCTCCCTTTCACTGCCTCAAAGCTAAGTTGTTGATGCTTTTTTGGCTTTCTCCCCCAAAATACTTGGTAGGGGTATCGGTTCGTTGGAGACATTGAACCAGACCTTTACATATAGTTTGCCGTGGGCTTGACAAAAACTTTAATAATATCAATAGGTTGCAACCCTCTCGATGTGAATATCAAATCCGCAGCCATCCACTTCGTTATCATCCGTTTCTTCACCGATGCGAACGAAACGAAAATACTCGGCGGCTTGCTGCATCTTGCCGTCCACCTCAATATCTTCGGAGTTGCACCATTCGATAAAGTCTTGGAGAGCTTCGATCCCTTCAAAGCTGTCGTACCACTTGATATGATCCCAACGGAATAGGAACGCACCCTCAATGTCGCAGTAATCCTTGATCATTGTGTCAGCTTCCGCGAAACACAACTTCCGTGCTTCTGGTGACTTTGCCATCGTGACCATAAACTGTGGCATGACTTCGGGGCCAACTGCTAAAATAACTTCTGAACGATATCCCATACTTACGCCTCCGCTGGATTATTGAGTGCTGCTGAGACAATCACCATTGATTCGGCGGTTTCCTCGTCTGATTCACTGATTTGCTGTGATAGCATGAGCATCGTAATCAGAACCTCAAGGTTTTCGCGGTTAGACTCCATTGGAGTCAGTGAAGGTCTTTCATTGACCAAAGATATTTCAAGCATGTGGTTCTCTCCTTAACTACCCCTATATTATACAATAGGTGGCAGAAAATGTCAATAAGAATGTTGTAAAGGAAATGTCAAGACGAGTATGCGCATTTTGGAAGGTTGAGCTTTTGCCGTATTTCCGCTTGCCAAGCATCATCACCCTCGGAATAACCGTAGGAGTACTCCCATGATCGGCTCTCTTTGGTAGAAAATACTTCTTTAATGGGCTTAGCGTCATTCAGCCAGTTTGTAGGCATTGGCGGCACGTTATGAGATGGTATCACAGTCAGCATTTCGTTCCTATATGGGCTTTCGTCGTCAAGCCGGTGCAAAGGCAAGTCACCAATACCATTTCGCGCCCATTTCTCGCCGCGTAGTTCTGCATTGGTT